CCAGTAGATACTGCTCTACCTGCATTACCTGACTCTTGGTATTCATCATATCCAGACAAACCACCACCAAGTAATGCACCGATAACAGGTGCTCTTCTTAATACGCTACCAGCTGCACCAAGCATTCCACTTTTTGGAGCTACTTTACTCGAAGCTTTTCCTTTACCTCCACCAAGTCCACTGAGTGCATCAGCTGCAGCATCTATTAAACTTGGTTTCTTTATTTGTTGAACTTCTTTTAGAATAGAACCAAGGAGCTGATTGGTCATTTCCTGACGTGCAATAGAAGTTTGCATCATCATATTTGTAGTATTTACTTCATCAGCAACTCTATTAACAGCCTGTCTTACACTGCCATCTGTTGCATCAGAGGCACTACCACCTCCACCGCCAGCTGCTGCATTTCCTTGAGGTTTTATTGCAAATGAAGGGAAAGCTGCATTAAAAGCTGTCGCACCTGCATTTACAGCTGCTTGTTTAAATGCTCCTTTAACTTTGTCACCCATAGATTGAGGTGCATCAGCTGCAGAAGCTTGTTGTGTTTGTTTAGGAGGAGTTGATTGTTTTACGTTAGCTGTTCTTTGACGATTAGATTCTGCTTGTTGACGTCTTGCATCAGCTGCAGCTTGAGCTTCTTGTTTTCTTGCTTCAATTTGCTCTTGTCTTTGGCGTTGAGCAGCTTCTCTTTCTGCAGCCTTACGAGCTATCTCGGCTGATTTTTCTGCAGCTGCTTGACGTTTAGCTTCATCAGCAGCCGCCTTAGCTTCTGCTTGTGCTTTAGCTTTCTCTTGCTGTTTAGATTCATATTCAGCAGCCATAGTTTTTGCCAATGGTCCTTTGATGGCATTACCTTGATCATCAATTATTTGACCATCTGGAGTTCTGTAATAAACAGAATCTCCCATTTTACCAACTACTTCGCCTTTTTTAGCCATTATTGCTTACTCGCAACTTTCTCTTGAGTTCTGCCATAAGCAGCAACACCAAGGATGGCACCAAATGCCATATGGATTAATCCACCATTGGATAGTGTCAGTGATTGCCAAGCTGCATACTGCATCGTAATACCAATACCTTTAAGCATTACTGGTAAAAACATTGCGATTGCAGGAAATACAACGAAATCCATTAGACAGATAAGCATATAAAGCCAACCCATTGCTGGTCTCCACATTGACTTAACCCAACCTTCCTCTTTTTTAGGTTCAGCAGATGGTTCGGCGACTGAGAAATTAAATTCAGGTGGTGGAGGTGCTGGAACTGCAGCTGCTGGTGCGGGAGCAGGAGTTACTGGTGGTGGAGGAGGAACAACAGCTTCTACAACAGGAGCAGGAGCTGGTACATACTGTGGAGATACTGTAACCTCCACAGCGATATCGTCGCCTATGATTGATTTTCCAAATTTAGCCATCTTGATTTCTCTTCTGTTCTTCTAGTTCTTTGAGATGATTCATTAACATTTCAACATAAATGTCACGCTCGAATGGCAAAAGGTTTTCAATATCACTTATAGAATATTTATGGTGCTGAATCAGAGAAAAATTAGTCGTATAATAATTCTCTAGGGTGTTGTGATTCAGCGCAATGTAAAAAAATCTGTTAACGAGGTTAGTTCAATTTGACGCTTGTTACCGAGTTTGTTCTTATATTCAATAACATAATTAAGTTTTGGTTGATTAAGAATAAAATCTCTAACCTTGTCGAAAGTTCGAACATCGAGGTTATCAACATAGTCAGAAACTTCAGCCATAGTATAATTCTTGGTATCATATACATTATCAGCATCATAGAATTTTTCAATGCATCTAAGCACTAGCTGATAGAAAGCTTCTTCTCCAGAGTTCATAAAATCTTTATCTTCATACAAACTAGCTTCTGGATACTTCATTACAATACCAGATGTTTCCGTCAGCTTAATTGTTTTCTCTAAATTTAATGGAAAAACTACATTGACATTATTCAAATCAATATCGAAATCGTAATCTGTACTATCTTCGTTGTCACGATAGGTAACAGAAACAATATTGTTAACTGACTGTGCTCTGATACGTAGGAATAGATATTCAACATCAAACAAAGCTAGCTTATCGATATTCAAATCATCAAGAGCGCAGTTGTTAACTACCTGTTTAATTGCCAAAAGAATATCGTTTTCCTGTTCACTCGTCTTAGCAATTAGTAGGATTTTTTCTTCCTTCACAAGGAACGGACGAAACCTTACTTCTCTTTTCGATGATGGGATTTTAATTTTAAAAATAGGGTGTTCAATTTTAGGTAAAGACATAATATTCTCCAATGTTATATTTCAATTATCCGAAAGGTGATCCTACAGCTAGTGGACCAGTTCCCTGCATTGCCTCTTGACTCTTCAATATTTCTTTTGTAGTATCAGATGTAAGTGTAGGTTCTTGACCAGAAGGATTGCCAGCAAAAGTAGTAAAATCATTTTTTGGTGATTGCTGGGTTACACCATTAGGTGCACTACTAACACCAACCATAGCCCAATCTCTATAGCTAATACTTACTGTTATCTTCATAAGGTTATTATTATCGTTCCATCCAAGACTAATATCATTAATCGATTCTGGAAATGCTCGGTACATAACGATATCGTTTACTTGATTACCAGCATTATCGTATACATAAACGTGAAGATCAGTTACGTAGTTGTCTTTATATTCAGTTGCGTACGAAGCTCCAACGTTTGATTCATATGCAGAGCCACTGAAATCGAATATCTTATTCATCCATGTATAGAAGTACATGTATATCTGACTGTTTCGATCTGATATAAAAGTAATCGAGTTTTCAGTAAAGCGTGCATTGAACGGCATCTTTTGAGATGGTCCAACACCGTATCGATTAATATCGCTTTGTAGTAATGCTACGCCTGGTACCTTTACTGACTCAGCTCTGACCTGCATTAATCTTTCAGTAGTAAGAACGTCATTAGTTCCTTGCTTTGTTCCAAAATATGTATTTTGCATACAGCGTGGTGAATTGAAAGCAACGATAAATTTATTGGTTTGTAACACACCATTTTTAGATATATCTGATCTGAAATTATTTAAATTAAAACCAGCCATTTATCGAACTTTCGCTATTGAATCGTTGAACACTTTTGTCTTTGTAGCCTTTTGGAATCTTTCAAGAGGTAACATTAATGCAGTATCCCAGCTCGATGGCTCAACATATAGAAAATTACTTTGAACATGATCCCATAGATATTTTTTAACACAGGGAGAAAATGCACCAAATTTAGAGGCGCGATTTAACATTTCATACGAAATTTTCAATTTAGTTGTATTATCATATTTATTGTTACTAGCTGTAGAATATAAAGCATCCATCAACTTAGCTCTTAGATATGGTGGCAGGTAATGCAAATTGATACCAAGAAATCCACCTTCTTGAAATCCGATTGGAAATATCATCGGAAAAATATCATAGTATGGTAAAGTAGCCTTACCTTTTGGATCGTAGAAAAACATAAACATCTTACCAATGTCAGTTGCAGAAATAGAACCAACGACATTTTGTTTATCGTTCATCATACGATTTTTATTTACGTTTTTAGATGCTAATTTCGAAGCTTCATCACGATACCAATTTCTGGCAGAAGCTGATAAATTAGGTGTGACACCAGCAGCTTTACCTTTTTTAGCTATCGATTGAAATATGTAAGCTGCCATTAAAATTTAATTCCTAATTCTTTTTCTGTGAAAATACTAAAAGTCCATTTGCGATCTTCGCAAAAATCTCTTGCTGCTTTCCACTTAGCACTATTTATGCCCCAAGTACAAACTTCATTAATGTACCTTTTTGATTTGGTTTCTTTAATAATAGGTGGTACTGTTTGGTAAGCTGGCTTTACTTCGATTATTTGAACTTCTATTTTACCGTCAGCTGTATGTTTCTTAACATAGAAATCTGGGAAATAGCGATGCACCTTACCGTCAACAGGAGAACGATATGGAATACAAAACTCTTCTGAAGACCACTGAATAACATGCGGATGTTCGTCTAAATGCATCATTAGTTTCAATTCCCAACGAGAACGATAAATAACATTGTTGGGGTCGCCTTTGTATTTCTGTGGATTCTTGGGTCGAAAATATCCTTTATATGCCATTCCTACACCATAATAAATAGTAAAAAGATATTTATAGGATTAACATATGTCGATACTAACGACAATCAAAGATAAAGCAGTTCAAGGCGGACAATGGGTTAAGGCTAATCCTAAAGTTGCTATTGGCGCAGGCATGGCTATTGGCGGAGCAGCTATTGTAGGAAACGCATTTCTTAGACCACCAAGAGCTGTATCAGAGTCAAAGTATCTTGGTGATTTGATGTTCCCAGGAGATTTGATTGATCCTTCGGCAAATCGTAATTCCTATATCGCTATTCAGTTTCAAAAGTACGAACGTCGTTCTATTTTTAATCAACCATTTCTATCCGCTGTTGGTGGTATACGTTTACCTGTACCAAATCAATTAAGTGATAATCAACAAGTAAATTTTGAACCAGCAGAAGCATCTAGTCCCGCTGTTGGTGCTGGTATTGAACAAGGTTTAAGAGGTGGTAGCGGATTTGTTGGA